AAGCATTTAGTGGTGACTGGTTAAAGAACCACAGAGAACTCAAGTATGATTTTATCTATATCGATGGTGACCACCTACCTGAATCGGTAACATTAGATGCTGATTTATCCTGGGATTTGTTAAAGCCAAAGGGTATCATGGCGTTTGATGACTATGAGTGGGACCACCCAGACGGTACAGATAAGAACCCTAAGCCAGCAATAGATGCTTGGCTAAACAAACACAAAGATGAAATCGAAATCCTACGTAAGGGATGGCAAGTATGGATAAGGAAAAAGTAAATGACAACTGTTGCCAAGAAAGCCACACCTGCTGCAATTGCTGTGCTGCGCCAAGCGACGGCATTAAGACCGAAGCGCAAGAAAGCAAGCGATGGTCTTCTACCATCTGCTGCTCATCTGAAGGCGAGTCCAACTTCGGACCACAATACTGGGCTAGCAGTAGACCTCACCCATGACCCAAAAAATGGTATAGACTGCGAAGAGATATTTGAAAATATAAAAGCAGACAAGCGTGTTAAATATTTAATATTCAATAAAAAGATTTGGTCTAGAGATAGAAGTGGTGAGGGTAACAGAAACTATACTGGTTCCAACCCACATACAAAACATATACATATTTCCGTTGAAGAGAAGCATGCTAAGGATACATCTCCTTGGTTCTCTTGGATGGATAGACCCGTATACAATACGGTAGACCAGGCCAGGGCTATGGCCTTAAAACTAAAGCCACTCCCAAAAAAGAAAGAGAGCAAATGAAGAAGTTCAAGTTATCAGCAAAGCAGAAGGCGGCATTCAAGTCCTACTTGCGAGCAGTCCTTGCTTCAGCAATCACTTTAGGATTGGCATTAGCAGCCGACCTAGCACCACAATACGCTATTGCAATCGGCGCTGTGTTCGGTCCATTGGTTAAATGGGCGGATAAGGCTGAAGAAGATTTTGGAGTAGGCTCCAAGTAATACCTTTTAAACGGCTTTAAACGGCCTTTAGAGACACGAAACCCCCCGACCTTAGGTAATCACCTTCGGAAGGGGGGTCTTTTGTGTTTTCTAGGTAGCCTTCCCCTCGCTACTTAGCCAACTCTTTTGTGACCCAGAGCACATATCCTGGTTGTACAAGATACCCTTTGCTTGGGTTTGGTTCTATGTCACAGGTTATCTCTTCCCCGTACAACTCAACCGCTCTGCGCAATACTGAGGTAGGTACAATAAGTACCACACCCTCTAATACAAATGCCCAGTATTCAGCCTTCGTTGCAGATAGACCTGAGGCATACCAAGACTGGTTATTGTGAGACCAACACTCGGTTTCTATATAGATGTTGTTTGTGTTCTTCCACTTTAAATCAGTCTTGACTTCTATTGTTTTGTTACCAGTCAGTAACCCTTCGACCAGTCTTTCGCCAGCCTGTCCTACCGATAAGTCTAAATCAAAGTCAGATAGTTTACTCATTATATCCTATTGTATATATTATATATATATTATAATAGACCCCAGAGGGGTCTTATATATATTATCTTATGTATTTAATTATACACCTAACAAAGATAGATGTCAAGTATATTTTATAGTTGACAGATTTACCTGATTGATATATAATATACCTATGGCAATTGAACTGCAAGGATACACATTACCTGAGCATATATCATACTCAGCGTTTACAACATTCATTGACTGTGGGTATCAGTATTACCTAGGTCGATTACTTCAACTACCCGAAGAACCTTCGGTGTGGTCTGTGGGTGGCTCCGCCTTTCACTCAGCAACTGAGGCTTGGGATTTGGAGAACCTATAATGTTACTAGCACAGAACTACTGGGATAAAGCATGGGCAAAGGAATCAGATGGTAAAGATTTAACCTTCGCTAGGGTTGGTGGTCGTGCTACCAAAGCATTCCCTAATAAAGAGAACGTAGATTTTTGGCAAAAGACTGGACCTGAATGGGTTCAATCATATATCGATTGGCGTATTGCTAATCACAACTGGAAAATCTGGCACACACCAGAAGGCGCACCTGCCGTTGAATTGGGTTTGACACCTACCTTTGCCGATATACCTGTTAAGATGGTTATCGATAGAGTCTTTGAAGTTGATGGTGAATTAGTCGTGGTTGACCTAAAGACTTCACAGCAAACCCCTTTCAGCACGCTACAACTTGGCTTCTACCGCCTAGGACTTAAACAAGTTCTAGGGGTAGATGTTAAGTACGGAGCCTACTGGATGGCAAGACAAGAAGGAACTACTCCACTCATAGATTTAACTGGATACACAGATGAGAAGTTAGAGTATCTTGTTAGTGGATTTGACAAAGCACGTAAGGCTGGAATTTTTATACCAAATACAAACAACTGCAATAGATGTGGACTGACAGAGTATTGTCAGTTCTCTTCTAAGAAATGAGAAACATGGCAAATGAAGACTGGAAACTACAAGTTTCCTACAAGACACCAACAGGTGATATGATAAACATCCGTGCAAACACGGCAGATGAATTGTCTGTGCTGTTAGAAGGCATTGGCGATTACTCTACACAAATCTCCTCTGTGCAACAGAAGGTAGTAGGTGCTTATACACTAGCCCCTTTATCGACCACGAGTTCCACTATCGGCACAAAGCCCTTAGCCTCCTCGCCTCCAACCCAGGTGTTGCCAGCATCAGGTACAGCGTCACCAGTATGTAAGCATGGTGCTCGTATTTGGCGAGAAGGAATTAGCAAAGCAAGCGGAAAACCTTATGCATTCTGGGCGTGTCCTTCACCACAAGGCACACCTGACCAATGCAAACCAGTTAACTAACAATTAAATAATGAGGAAGAGTCGTAGCCGAATTACACCAGTTGCATTTTGGTTGCGACTCTTCTTTCAAGATAGAAAGGAACCAGGATGCGTACACTTGTCCGCTCAGTTGGTCGTGCCAGTATCGGAGGGGAACCTTTACCTTCCTGCTTTAAGGCGTTCGATTCCAATAAAATCATTGTCCGTCGTTCCGAAGTTTCGATGTTCGCAGCAGCGCCAGGTGTGGGTAAATCAACTTTAGCATTAGCATTAGCACTTAAAATGAAAGTGCCGACGTTGTATATATCGGCAGATACTAACGCTCATACGATGGCTATGCGATTAGCGTCTATGATTTCGGGTAAGAGTCAGTCAGATGTAGAAGGAATGTTATCATCTGATGTAGGTTGGACTAAGGCTACTCTATCAAAGAGTAATCATATTGTTTGGTCATTTGAATCTGCACCAACACTTCAAGATATTGATGAAGAAGTGCAGGCATTTGAGGAACTATGGGGTTGCCCACCAGTTCTAATTGTAGTAGATAATTTAATGGACGTAGCCACCGATGGTGGTGAAGAGTTCGCTTCTATGCGAGCCATCATGAAGGAGTTAAAGTATCTTGCTCGTGCAACTAATGCTGCTGTTGTTGTGCTTCATCATACTAGTGAAGCAGTTACAGGTTCTCCGTGTCAACCGCGAAGTGCTATTCAGGGCAAGGTTGCACAACTACCTGCTCTCATCTGCACTCTCGGAGTTGTTGGGACCTCAATGGGTGTCGCGCCAGTTAAAAACAGATACGGAAGAGCAGACGCAGGAGGAGGTCTCATGACATGGATTGCCTTTAACCCTGAGTATATGTTCGTTGACGATATCCCAGAGAATCACTAATGCAAAAAGATATCGGAAGATATACAGTAACTGTTTCGTTAAACACTAGGTATTGTTTTGGTATAGGGTTTGAAAGATATCCTATCATAGAATGGGCGGAAGAAGAAGTGGCAACAGTTACTGCTTGGGTTACTAGACTCGACTTCTTATTCTTCTTCATTAACTTTGCTAAGTATCCTAAGGTGGCATGGCGTGAGTAGTTATGGTAAACGCAAGGGTGCGACCTTTGAAACTTCAGTAATGAAATGGTTAAGGTCTAAGAAAGTATTTGCTGAACGCTTAACTAAAGCAGGTGCTAAAGATGAAGGCGACATAGTTGCTATGGTTGCTGGACAAACTTATATCTTTGAATTAAAAGCAACAAAGAAGATTGACTTACCTAAGTTCTGGGCAGAAGCCACAGTCGAAGCAGAGAACTATGCCAAGGCTAGAGGCTTAGATGAAATCCCACCTAGGTATGTTATAATTAAAAGACGCATGGCTGGTATAGATAAAGCCTGGGTAGTAGAGAATTTGGAGCAATGGATTGAGAGGAACTGTGAATGACTTACCGAGCATTAGAGAAATACTTATCCACTATGGAGCGAGTGTACGTCAAGGTCATGGGCAGGTCAATCTCAAGTGTCCTTTTCATGGTGACACGCACCAAAGTGGGAGTGCGAATCTTGATGAGAATATTTTCATCTGCTTTGCTTGTGGAGTCCAGGGCAATTCGTTACAAATCGTTGCGCAACAAGAAAGGGTAGACATCCGTGAAGCAAAAGGAATCGCAGAAAGAATTGCTGGGACAAGCAACTCAGAAGTACGCGGCAAACATTTATCAGGCAGAAGCCTACCTAAAAAGTCGCGGTATAACAATGGAAGCAGCACGGTTGGCACGATTAGGCGTGGTCGCGGAGCCTGAGGTTGGACATGAAGCATTCACAGGACGACTATCCATACCGTATATTACCAAGAGTGGCGTTGTCGATTTGCGTTTTCGCTCTCTTAATCCTGCTGTTGAACCTAAGTACATGGGAATGACTGGCTCAGATACCAAGATGTATAATGTTTTAGATATAGAAAAAGCAGGAGATTACATTGGTATATGTGAGGGTGAGATAGATACAATTACTATGTCATCACTAGTGGGTATACCATGTGTTGGTGTGCCTGGTGCTAACAGTTGGAAGAAGCATTATACTAGATTGCTTGCTGACTTTGAGAGAGTGTTTGTCTTCGCTGATGGAGACCAACCAGGAAAAGAATTCGCTACATCACTAGCAAGAGAGTTACCAATTACTATTATACAACTACCTGATGGGCAAGATGTGAACTCTATGTTCGTACAAGAAGGTTCACAATACTTCCTTCAGAAGGTGGGAGTGAATGACTAGGAAAAAGATTCCACCATGTCCCGAATGTGGTGAACACTTTGAAAATGCTTTTGATGCAACCGACCATCTGTTAGAAGATGACGAAGAGTTTGACCCAGCATTGGTGCTACCAAATGGGTATAGACTAATGATTGGTTCTTTGCTTAGATGTATATACAGATACGCTGATAGCCCTGAGAACATTAAGGGAATAGCAGAGTCTACCTATATGACATTGTTTACGGCAGAGACACAACCTAATGTAGTGGCAGGTATAATCGAAGATATGATAGTTGACACACAGATGACGGACTTAGATGAAGAACTTAAAAAACTACTTGAAAGAGGGGAGTGACGAATGGCAAATCATACAACACTTAATAAACCAAGGGTTCAAGATAACGGACATAACTCTAAACCAATCGGAACTAGAAGTGAAGATATCAGTTCCGCTTTTGAAAGAGATGTAGATAAAGCATTCAGAGAACTAGAAAAACTATTGCTATCAAAGCATAGGGACTATGGTCCACGCAATATTGCTGACGCACCTGGCGGTGCAATCAATGGTCTTCGTGTTAGGATGCATGATAAACTAGCACGGATAAATAACTTAGTTGATAACAATAAAAATCCAGAGCACGAATCACTTGAAGATTCCTTCAAGGATATGGCTAACTATGCAATCATTGGACTGCTAGTTCTGAGAGATAAATGGGATAAGTAAATGAAAGTTATAGTCTGCGTATCAGATTTGCAAGTGCCTTACCATGATAGGAAGGCAGTCTCTGTCCTTTCCCGTTTCATTAAGTCTTATAAACCTGATGAAGTAGTATCAGTCGGAGATGAAATGGATATGCAGACCATTTCTAAATGGAGTAAGGGAACTGATTTAGAACACGAGAAGTCTATCGGTAAAGATAGAGATGAAACATATCGTGTGTTAGAATCATTAAAGATTAAACATATGATTCGTAGTAATCATACGGATAGATTATTTAATACTATTAAGATGAGAGCACCTGGACTCGCAGGACTACCTGAATTAGAGTTAAAGAACTTCTTGAAACTTGATGACTTAGGTATTACCTATCATGAAAAACCATACGAACTAGCACCTAATTGGTTGTTGCTACATGGTGATGAGGGCAATGTCCAGCCTACTGCTGGTGCTACCGCTCTTGGATTAGCCAAGCGTGCTGGTATGTCAGTAGTCTGTGGTCATACGCACCGCATGGGTCTCACACATTATACACAGTCATACTTCGGTGGTCATCCAAAGACTTTATGGGGTATGGAAGTCGGCTGCTTAATGGACTTTAAGTTCGCTAAGTATGTAAAGGGTGGGCTATTCACATGGCACAAGGGCTTTGGTGTCTTGTATGTAGATGGAAATAAAGTTATACCACATCTCGTTCCAGTAAATATGGACGGGTCATTTGTATTTGATGGAAAGGTTTGGAAATAATTTAATATGGATTGGCAACGCATTGAGAAGTGGGACTATGTAGTGGTCGCTGTCGCCTCTGAATACCATAAGAAGTTTACTATGGTAGAGATGGAAGACATTAAACAATCACTGTATCAATGGTTCGTTGAGCATCCAAATAAACTTGATGAATGGGAAGCGATAGGTGAGAAGGATGCTAAGAACTTAATCTATCGTTCACTTAGAAATCAAGCATTAGATTATTGTCAGCGTTGGAAAGCCAAGTCAGTTGGCTATGATGTTGCTGACTTACATTACTATGAGCCAGTAATTGTTGAGGCTATCTTACCAGGAGTATTGCGTGGTGAGTATGGTGTAAGTCACAAGTTAAATCTAGGTGGAACTAATCGTCCACAAGCACCAGCCGAAGGCGGTAACTTAAATGTAATGATGTTTGAGATTGACTCTGCGTATTACAAGTTAAGTAAAGAGGATAGAAAATTACTATTCTTGCGACACGCAGAGTCTCTCGACTTCAAGGAGATAGCGAACTTCCTTGAATTGTTTAGCGAGGATACTGCTCGGATGAGACACAAGCGAGCAGTTAAAAGATTAATAAATAAGATAGGTGGGTTCAGACCATATCTTGAAGAAGACTCACCCGATAAAGAGAAGTCCGAAGTAGACGAAGTAGAAGAAACTAATCACGCCGCCAATGAACATGAG